CAGCGGCTTCCGCAGCGGGTGTGGTCACGGTCATCTCCAGGGGGTCGGGCGGTACGGTTTCGTGCGACCCCCGCCACAGCCCGGCGGGGGTCGACTGCTGTCACGAGACGGGACGGGCGGCGCGCGGTGCCGGGGTGGCGGCGGCAGGCAGCAGGCCGACGAGCGCGTTCCGCATGTCGTCGGCGATGACGCAGTGGCAGTTCACCCACCGACTGTCTGCTGTGCCGTGATCGGGGCAGTGGCGGACGATCAGGTCGGCCTCCGCTGCCAGGACGGTGGCGCGTGCGGTGGCGAGTTCGGCGCGGAGGCGGCGGAGCTCGGAGGCCATCGCCGCAGCAGCGTCGGCGGCCGGATGGGCGGAGCAGCAAGCGAACCCGAGGTCCGGGTGCTGCTGGTAGGCGGCGATCGCGGCCTCGTACTCGTCGAGCTGCTGGTCGGTGAGCGGGGCGGGTGTGGTCACGGTTTCCTCCAGGTGGTGGTGTCGGCCGTCAACAGGCGACAGCGGGGTGGGGGTCAGGCGGCGCGGTCAGCGCTTAAGGGCGTAGACCTTTTCGCCGCCGATGAGCGGGGCGCCCTCGGGGCCCTTGACGTGCGGGGCGATCCAGACGGGCCGGTGGACCTGGCGCTTGGGATGCCAGTGGTTGCGCCAGTGCCCGCGGACGATCCACTGGTGGTGGTACTCGCGGTCGCTGTCGCCGTGGCTGCTGGTGGTCTTGGGGCGGCGGAGTTCGATGACTCGGACGGGTGCGGGTTCGTGGCCGGCGCGGCGGAGGCGTTTCCGAGTGGCGCGGTCGGGTTGGGTCTCGGTGTTCTCTGAGAGCGGCTGCTGCATGAGCAGCCACGAGGACCGCACTGTCGTGATCAGGTGGTCCATCAGGACCTTGTCTCGCGTGAAGGGGGGCATATCTCCTTCGGCGCAGAACGGCAGGATGACGGGGCCGCCGAGGGTCGGGCGTAGGTGGGCGCACTCCTGTGCGATGGGGATGATCCAGAATCCGCCGTCGACGCTCGTCCATGCCGCCCCGTTGACGTTGACTGACTTGTCGTCGGCGTCAGGCCCGTGCAGGAGTGGGGGCGTCCGTTCGAAGAGCAACACGCCGTGGGGACTGGGGAGGTCCTCGGGTTGCATGCCGAAGATGGGAAGCGACTGGCCGGCTGTTGCTGCCAGGGTGGCCATGGGGGCGGATACGAAGTACATGTCGCCCTTCAGGGCCGCCGCAACTGTGTCCTGTAGGTCGCGGCTGGTGGTCTTGATGATGTCGCGGTAGTACGGAAGTTGCGCATGCTCGTCCCAGTACTCCGTTCCGTTCGAGGAGGCGTTGTTGTCGAACAACTCGGCTCGGATTTCGGGGAGGTCTTGGGGTCGGATGCTCATCCCTGCTCCTCGGCGAGCTGCTGCTGGAGTGCCTTAATGGCGGCGTCGCGGTCCCCGCAGTCGCGCTCGAGGAGGGCGCCGCAGGCTTCGGCGAGGTGGACGGTGAGGGGCAGGAGGTCGTGGACGCCGCGGGGGCAGAGACGGGTGATCGCCTCGTAGGTGTCGGCGTCGGCGGGGGCCTGAAGCCGGTGCAGGGTCAGCTCGATGGCGGCGCGGCGGATCTGGGGCAGGCTCACTGGAGGGCCAACCTTCCTGAGGTCTGTTCGGCAAGGCGGGCGAGGTCGGCTTTGATGGCGGCGACCTTGTCGGCGTGGGTGGCGTCGGCGGGGAGCGCCGGCCGCCTGGCGAAGGCGTCGAGGACGGCGAGCTGCCGGAACTGGGCGCCGTTCCATTCGATGACCTTGACGCGGGCGCCTTTCAACTCGACGTCCTCGGCGAGCTCGCGGGCCTGGTCCTTGGTCTTGCGGTGCACCTGGTTCATGCGTCCGCCGGGCCAGGTGATGGTGATCGCGTAGGAGCGGCTGGGGTGCTGGGCCTCGCGTCCGCGGTACATCGCGGCGCGGTCGCGGACGGATCGTGTTCGGCTCACGCCGTCTCTCCTTTCTGGCAGTCGGTGCAGGGCGGTGGGGTGGGGCCGGACGCTGCGGTGCCGCAGGGCCAGGCCCCCTTCCGCGGGATGTGGTAGAGCGGCTTGTCGTCCTCGGCCGGCTCGGCCTGCTTGGGTATCGCGGGGGCGCGGCCGGTGAGACCGAGCAGGAAGTCCTTCAGGTCTCCCTGCTCCCGCATCGCGGCGATGTCCGCCGGGTCGACGTGCGCGTTCACGTCTGGGCCATATCCACGAAACGGGCATAATGCCCTTGGAATGCGCACGTGATCGTGGCCGTCGGGCCCCCGCGGTTCTTGCCGACGATCAGATCCGCCTCGCCTGCTCGAGGGCTTTCGCGCTCGTAGGCGTCCTCGCGGTGCAGCAGGATCACGACGTCGGCGTCCTGCTCGATGGCGCCCGATTCGCGCAGATCCGACACCAGCGGCTTTTTCTCGGTGCGCTGCTCGGGTCCTCGGTTCAGCTGGCACAGGATCACCACGGTGACGCCGAACTCCTTGGCAAGGAGCTTCAGTCCACGAGACAACTCAGCCACAGCCTGCTGCCGGTTCTCCGCCTTCGGGGCCTGCATCAACTGGAGGTAGTCGACGATCACCAGCCGCAGCCCGGCCGTCCGCACGAGGTGACGGACACGTCCACGCAGCACCGGCATCGACAGGATCGGCGAATCGCTGATGTACAGCGGCGCCGCGGCGATGTCCGGGGCACGGCGGGCCGCGCGCGCCATGTCGTCGTCGTTGGCGATGCCGTTCTTCAGGTGGTGGTGGGCAATGCGGGCCTCGGCGGAGAGAATCCGGTCGGACAGCTCCGGCTTGCTCATCTCAAGCGATTCGATGAGCGTGGGGATGCCGTACTGGATGGCCGCGGCGCGGGCGAAGTCCTGCCCGATGGTGGTCTTGCCCATGGCCGGGCGGGCGCCGACGACGACGAGCTGGCCCGGGGTGAAACCGCCGCAGAACAGCTGGTCGAGGTCGAGGAACCCGGTCGGAATGCGGTCCTCCTTGGTCGGCGGGGTGATGGCCCGGACGAGGGAGTCGCCGAGCAGGTCGCCGATCGTGGAGACCTCGGACTGGTCGTTGGTGCGGACGACGCAGTCGAGTTCGGCCTGGATGGCGGCGATGTCGTCGTCGGGGTCGAAGGCGGCGGACCGGCCGCGGGCGATGGCGTTGTGGCCGTGCGCGATGAGCCGGGCGGCGACGGCCGCCTTGGTGACCTTCTCCGCGTACCAGGCGGTGGCGCCCGGCATCGTGGAGCTGTACAGATCGGCAAGCTGTGCCTCGCTCGGGCACGGGATCGGCAGGTAGCCGGATGCCTTCCAGGCGGCGAGCTGCCGGTGGACGGACTGCCAGCGGATCTCACCTGCGGTGAGGGTCTGGCGGATCTCGTCGACGGCGTGCCACACCCATCGGTACCAGTCGGTGGTGATGTCGGCGGGGTCGAACTCGGCGGCGAGTTCGTCGATGAGCTCGGGCCGGTCCATGACGTTGGCGGCGACGACACGTTCGGCGTCGACGTCAGCGGGCCGGCTGTCGATGGTGGGCTGCTCGTCGAGCGAGGTCTCCCACAGGTCGTCGCTCATGCGGCGGCCCCCCGACGGCGGTCAGCACCCTGCAGCAGGACGACGCCGCCGCGGCACATCTCGGCGAGGCGGGAGCGCACCCGGTCGCCGGTGACCTCGGCGAGGGCCGAGGGCAGCACGTCGCAGGTGATGATCACAGGGCGGCGGTTGATGTACCGCTCGTCAAAGATTTCGAACAGGCGCTCCTGCGTCCACGCCGACGGGCGGGCCGCGGCCAGGTCGTCAATGAACAGCAGGTCGACCTTCTGCAGGTGCTTCACCAGGGCGCGCGTGGAGTTCTCCTGCGCGTCAGGGCGAAGCGCGTCGAACAGCGCGGTCGAGCGGAAGATCTCGACGACGGGGGTGCCGCGGTACTCGCCGCCGAACTGGGTGTGCACCCACTGGCGGGTGGCCTGCCAGGCGGAGTGCGTCTTGCCGACGCCGATGGGGCCGGTCAGGAAAAGGCTTGGGCAGTCGGAGCGACCGGCTGCCCAGGCGGCTACGGCCGGCTCGAGCTCGATGCCCGCCTGATAGATGCCGGGGATCTTGGCGGTGAAGGTGGCAACGGCGGCGTCGCGGCGTTCCGCGATCCAGGACTGCCGCGGCGTCAGGGGATCAGAACTCGAGTGCATCGGGGATCTCCTCTTCGGGAATCTCACGGGGTGCGGTCTGTGGGCCGGAGGGGCGCTGCTTGCGCTGCTGCGCCACGGCCTGGCGGCGGAGGGTCTCGTACTTGGCCCGGAGCTTCCCGGGGCTGAGGATGTGCGCGTTCCAGAAGTCGTCGGCATGAGCCCAATCGATGGCAGCGATGGCCTGGTCGGGCGTCACGCCGTCGACGTCGAGCAGCAGCCGGACGTCGTTGCGCCACGTCTTCGTGATCCGCTGCTTCTTGCCGCCGCCCTTCTCGATGACGGCGGCCAGGTGCTCACATACGCGCTCGACGTCGGGGCGGGGAGAGGTTTCACCGGATGCCGGAGGCTCCGGATTTCCCTCAATTCCTTTTCCCTGCTCCCTGCTCCCTGCTCCCTGCTCAGGGGCGTCATCCTCCGGAGCGCTCTGGCGATCCTCCGGAGGGCTCGGGAGATCCTCCGGAGAGTCGGAAGAGTGCTGGTCAGGGACGTGCGGCAGCTCGTGGGGCGTGAGGAAGCGCGGCTTTCGCGGGTGGCTGACTTTCTGGTGCTCATCCCAGCTGTTCACGTACACGAGAGGCCGTCCGGAGGCCTCGTACAGGGTGATGAGACGTGCTTCCTGAAGCCTCTGGAGATCCTCGCGAGTCCTCTGGAGGATGTCCGGAGTCTCCTCGAGCGGCCAGATTGCGGCACGGATCAGCCGCGGGTCGGCCGGCCCAACGCCGTTGTCGTCGACGTAGGTCCACAGGCCGATGAAGGTCAGCCGAGCGGACAGCGGAAGGTCGGCGATCGTCAGGGAAGTAAAGAACTCCGGCTTGATCGAACGGATGCGGGCCATCAGGCGGCACCTTCCAGCGGGCGTGCAGCGATCTCGAAGACCGACAGGTGCCGGGTAAGGCAGGTGGTGAGGTCGGGGTCCTGGTAGACGCCCGAGGCAGCCGCTGCCGCGTAGATGTCGGCGATGTAGATGTCGCCGTCGGCGGCGGTCCGCTGGAGGGCGTCAAGGAAGGCGTTGCGTTCAGCGTCGGTGGGCCAGCGGGCGGCGGAGACGTAGAAAGCGTCGCGCCACGCCTCAACTGCTACTGAGATGTATTCCGTGACGCGAATCGATGCCTGCTCGTCCGCGTCCAGACCGAAGTGGAGCAATCCCGAACTCTGCGATCCGGCGTAGATAGCGGCTCGCATGATGCGACCGCGGTACACGCCGGCAGCCAGCAGGGTGTCGATCTGCTCCCGCATGCGCGTCACGCGGTCCTCGGGCGGATAGTCGCCTACCTTGCCCAGCCAGGAAGCCCACCACTGGTGGAAGATCTCTTCGTGGTCGTTCGCTGCGAGCGCCCCCGCGACGTCAGTTTCTCCACACCACGCCGCCTGCTGAGCTCCCATGAGGACGCGATGAGCCTCCTCTTTCTTGCGCACGGCCTCGATGCTGGCGAGGAAGAGGCTGCGTGATTCGGGGATGAGTTCGTCGTCTCGCTCGCTCGCCCAGACGTCCAGCGCGGCCTGGACTAGCGGGTCGCCGGTCGCGGGATCGGGGGCCGCTGCGCCGACGATCCGTCGAGCTTCCGCCTGCAGTGCGGTGACCTTGTTCCAGGCGATGCCGCAGCAGTAGCGGAAGGTGTTTTCCGGCTTGACCTTCTCGTTGGCCATGCCTGCGTCGACGATGTCGGCCCACATCCAGGCGGGGATGCCGGCGACGCGGAAGCGTTCGATGCTCTGCTTCCAGTTGTCGTCCAGTGGGACCTTCTTGTCGTCGTCCTTGCCAAGGTGCCAGCGGTTCCATTCGGCGAGGAAGGCGTTGCGGTACTCGAGCTTGGGGGTCTCCTGCTCGAGGAGGTTCTCCGCCGCCTGGGTCATCGCGGCGGCCCACCGGAGGGCGTCGTTGGATACGTCGGCGACGAGTGCCGCGTCGGGGCTGGCGCTGCTCTTGCC